ATTTCAACCATAGTGAGGGCGCCTTGCGGCCTTGATCTTTAACCCGATCAAGCTGTAATAAACCCTATCGGTACGAACCCCACTTTCTCCTTCTAACCTTCGGGTTGATTGGTGAGGCCTACTGCGCTAGACTATAAGGTATAGTCGGTTCAGTAGCGAGGAGTGCTAAGCGGCTGAGAATTGCCGTCATCACACGGTGTCGTGTTCCAGAAAAGCTGTAAATCTGTAAAGATCCGGTCTTAAAACAACAAACCTAGTTGGCCTTGTCGACGTAGTCTTTTGAACTACATCCATAAGCAGGACGGAAGCAGCATAATTATGTTTAAAACACGAAATAGTTCTATCACAACCAAACAGTCTGGAAACAAACTGTTTATAAGGTATGTGAGATTACTACTCTGATTAAACAGAATTACTATCCCAGGTCCTTACATAGCTCTCATGACAAAGATCATGACGCTTCGTAAGAACAGCGGTACGAAGTTTACTGTTCAGTATTTGAAACTAGCCAATTTATTGACTGTTCATTATCTGAGTGGTAATCCTAGAACCTCTGGGCCTGAGATTAGAGTTGCAACTTCATATGGGCTACCTTTGATCATTCCTAAGTCTCTTCGCGAATTAATTTCGTCAGGAGACAGGGTGGTCATACGGGTAGTCCTAGCTATCCTCTCTGTCTTTCGTGTTATGAGCTATAAAGGCTCACTCAAATTATCGACTATCACGTCCCAATTCACTGGTGTTTCCACAACAGTGTCTGGGCTTGAAGTTCGAAGAGTTTGAGACAGATTATTTGCGCCTCGGCAGGGTAATACCCCTCCGGGACCAAAGTTTCTGCTTAACCTTAAGACGGCTGGGCCGAACTATAGAGTATCAATCCTAGGAGCAACCCTTGATGCATATGAACATATGCGTCAAGATTGGTCTCGGAAACCTATACAGGTGTTATCAAATTACTTTGGAAGTAGACTTTCTACTCTCCTCGATGATGAGATAAGCCTGATTAAGGACCTAGTACCAACAAAGGTTACTAAACTTGGAAAGTTATCAACTAAAGTCGAACCGGCCGGAAAGATAAGAGTATTCGCTATTACTGATGTTTGGACTCAAACGATCCTCTTGCCAGTCCATGAGCATGTCTTTAAGATTCTTAAAGGCATTGCCCAGGACGGGACTTTCGACCAGGACGCTCCGTTGGCCTTACTTCGTGAAAAGGTTAAAGAGAAGGAGGATAAATCCGTCTTCTCTTACGATCTTTCCGCCGCTACCGATCGCTTTCCAGTTGATTTTCAGGTCCAGCTCCTATCAATGTTATATAACAGAGATGTGGCTGAGGCATGAAAGTCACTGTTAGTTGATCGGGAATGGTGACTTAAAGACGTCAGTCTTAAGTACGCAGTAGGTCAGCCTATGGGTGCCCTGTCATCGTGAGGAGTGTTCGCTCTCAGTCATCACTTCGTGGTCCAACTTTGTGCCAGTAGGTTAGGTTATAAGGCCTGATTTACTGATTACGCATTATTGGGGGACGACATCGTCATAGCTGATCAAGGGGTTGCGAAAGCATACCTCGAGATCATGACTGAATGGTTTGGTGTAGAAATAAATCTATCCAAGTCTATTCAATCAAAGCTAGGGATGATGGAATTCGCAAAACGTATAGTTACTCCCGAATCTGAATTTTCGCCAGTAGGGCCAAAGAATATTATCTTGAGTTTAAAAGCTCCGGCTAATATCCCAACCCTTATTGATGATTATATAAAGAAAGGTGGTCATATCGATTTTGCGTCTGTTGTGCATGCTGTAGGAATGCTCACCCATGATATCGTTAAGATATCAAGAGGTAAGATGGAAACGCTGCTTTGATCTATTGCCGGACCTTTCGGTTCGATCAATAGTGGAAGTCGCTTTGGACCCGCGAGGGTTGAAAGTACACTTTCCTATTTCAAAGTTTATGGCGTTAGTTTGGATCTGATAGATGAGGTATCCAATGCCCTCGATGGTGTCTTAATTGACATGATCGAGGAACAGAGGATACGAGCTAGAAATAAGACTCGTGAGAGTCTTACTCAGCTTACGTCTATTAGTAGTGTAATTGGGTTTGATGGCTTGCCTCCAAAGGGTATGCCTTCCTTCACCTCGCTACAAATATCCGGATTAGAGATATACTCCGATCTTTTCCAAAGTTCACCAATTATAGTGCCGCAATCTCCAGATGGTCTTCCGACCGTCTTCGATATTGTGCGCTTTAAGTTGGCTGGCCTACCGGTGGTGTCTCCGTTGAATAACTGTTTAGTAAAACAAGTTATACAACGTCCACGTTTCCGTCCAATAGGAATTGACTTCTTTATAAAGGTCAATAACAGCTTGAAAGAGTGGATGGAGTCGTAGCTTGAAGTGTTAATTCTGTTGCAGGGAGTTGGTATTCTTTATTACCAAGGTTCCAGTGCGACAGTACTGG